ATAAATTAAGATTAGACAGTTGCTCTAGTCAATGCTCCTGTACCTTGAAAAGTAACAGTTCTTGAAACGATTGCGTCCATTGAGTTATTAACTGACATTCCTGTAATAATTCCTGTACCTGAAAATTTTTCATCTCCTGAAGCATTACCCTCTGGCAATAAAATAAAAGATATTGAAGTTCCAGCAGTTAAAGTTTGTTGTGGAGAATCAGTTTCATCATAATTCATTTCTAAAGTTCCTGAAAATGATGTTCTACCAGTTACAAATGATTTTGTACTGTCTATTAAAGCTGTATCTTCTACAACGTCAGCAGTTGTTTCAAGTGTAAATGATGTTAGTTCCCCAACAGCAGTTCCACCAGCAGTGACTACGCCTTCTTTTCCGTGATGTGTTGCCATTTTTTATCCTTGTTAGATTTTGTTGGTTTATTTTCTTGTTCTTGCTTATAGCCTAAAGCTAAAAAATTTTCAAGCTGAGTTTCGTTAACACTAACTTCATTCCCATCTTTATATAATTTAATATCTTTAGCCATAAGTCCTTTTACTATTTATCGTCATCTTCGTCAATATCTTCTTCATCTAAATTGTTAAATTCGTCTAATTCTGGGTAATCTTCAATATGTTCATCTTCGTTATAATTATCAATTTTTTTTCTTGCGTCCATGCACAATAAAGAAATTTCATCTACTAATTTTTCAATATTATCTATTTTAGATTCTAATTGATTTATTACTTTATCTGCTTTAGCCATTATGGTGTACCTGATTGATATTCATACATACATCTTATAGTCATTCTTATTCCACCAACAGGAAATAAACTACCCTCATCAGTTTCTACTTGTACGACTTCTGTATCAAGTGCATTACTATTTCTAGTAATATCACTTTCTAATGCTGTTTCGATTGCAGTAATTAATTGATTTCTTTTTGTATCGATATTTGATTCTGCACCTTTAACAAATCCTAATATTAAAAAGTCTATAGTTCCATGTCTTGTCTTAGCACCACTTCCTAATTCAGAATCATCTCTATTTTCTTCTGAGGTTTGAACTATTACTGCTGGATATTGTTGTTCTGATAATTCATCTAATAAAAAAGGTTGTCTTGTTGCTTTTCTAATAGTTATCGGACTAGATATATTTGATATAACTGATAATAAATTAGATGCTATGTTTTCTCGTACACTCATATTCTAAACTTTCTTAATTCTTTTTCTACAAACCTATTAAACTGCTTACTTATAATCTTTTCTGTTCTATTATTAAAGCCAAAAAATTCTCGTTTTGTTTTTCCTAATACTTGATTAAATACTGCTCTTTGACGCATTTGTGAGTTTGTAAAATTTACTGAAACTTTATGTTTACCTGTTTTTTTAACTGAACCAGATGGGGTTAAACTACCTAACATTCGACCTGTATAAAATAAATCTACATTAGTTGATTTACCCTCTCTATTTAATTTTTTTAAGTAACCTTGTGAGTAAGGTGCAAATGGTCTATCTCGAAAGTCTATACCTTTTTGTGTTTTAGTTCTAATTATATCTACTAATTGGAATCCAGCTTGTTTTACACCTTTATCAATGACTCTTGATAATACTGATTGAAACTTTTTTAATTTTTGAGATACTTGTTTTTGATTAGATGTAATCTTTAATGTTACAGCCATTACCTAGTCAATCTTCTAAATCCATGTAAAGGCTCTCTTTCATTAGCAACAATAGTTCCTGACGAGTCAACATCATACTCAACACCATCTTCTAATATCATTCTCCATTCAATATTGTATTGACCCATGTAATATTCTTGCATTCTTTCAAATCTGTCTTTTTCTGTTTCTGGTCTAAATTTAGTTAATGCTGGTAAATAAAATCTGCCAAGAAATAGATAAACACCAGCTCTTTCAAATTGATCTAAATTTACTTTTGTATTAACCATCTCAGCAGTATTTAGAACTGTAATATCTGTAAATATATTTGTTTTATATACAGGCCACCATTCAACCCTTAATGCTCTTAAAATATCATTTGTAGTTTGTGCTAAAAAATTAGTTGTTTCTGTAGCTGTTGTAGAAATACCAAAATCAAAAGCATCAGGCTGATATTTTAAAACATCTGATGTAGTTATAACATCTGCACCTGTATAATTAGCCATATTATAACACCCAAAATAATATTATAACAACTGCAACAGCAACACCAATACTTACTTTAGGGTTTTGCTTTGCTAATTTTATATATTTTTTTATATTTTTCATTTCTTTTTTGCCTTTTTTTTCTTTGCTTTAATAGGTACTACTTTTGTTTCATTTTCGTAAGTTTGATCTACTTCTTTAATATTTTCTTTAATATTATTTTTAACAGGTTTCCACCCTCTAAATGTCCATATATTAATATTTTTTTGGTAATCATGCTCATTTCGTTCAATGATTTTTTTGCCATTAGTAAGTTTCATAATACACCTCTTGTTTGGTAAGGTGGGAGTTTAACCCCCACCCTACAAGTTTTATTATAGTATTGAAGAATCTGCAAGAACTTCTACACCATAAGAATCATGTAATTCGCCAACACCATAAACTGCTGTTGCTACGATTTCATCTGCTCTTAAAGAAGCATCACGCTGAGTTTCAATCTTAATATCTTGCATCATTGCAAGAGCTAAAGCATCTTTATGGAACATTCCACCTTTGAAATCTCCACCTGTACCTGTATTAGCCATGTTACCAGTTTCAAATATTTTGATACCAGCTATCTGTCCAATAAAGCCACCTCTTAATGCTTCGTTTGATAGATCAGTTGATAGACCAGCAAAAGTATTAGTTAATCCTGATTTAAGATCAAAAGCTACTTTTGGGTGCAACACACAATATGTTTCTTCAACAGGTAATCCTAATGCTCTCAAAGTTGATGCCGCATTAAAGATTGTTGCTGGCGATAAAGCCGCACTGTCTGTTCCAACTGCTGTTGAAAAACCATCAAATAGAGCAAGTAAGTCTTGATCCATTTTTTTTGCAATCGCTTCTCCAAACAATCTACCAATATCTCCAGCTACATTTCTTGGTGCTGAATTTCTTGCTAGGTCTGTTAGAGTTGTCATAATACCAACTTCTGCTGCAGTAATAGTTACTGAACTTGGGTTGATAGCTGTGTTTGATAAATCAGCTGCTTCTGATACTGCTGCAGCTGCAACTGCTGCATAAATCGGAACTTCTACTGATTTTCCACCGCCTGATATAGCATAATTTTTAACAAGATTTTTCATTATAGATTTCTCGTTAATAACAAATTGTGCTTCTGCCACTATCTCTGTATATAGTTCCGATAGTGTAGAACTTGTGCTTTCGTTTGCCATTTTATTTTACCTTTATTATTTATTTGTTAAGTTAATTTGAGTAGGTTTCGAATCTCGATCTTTTCGATACTCTGAATATTTAGCACGATCTTCTTGCTTACTCATATCTAAATCCTGAATATTAAATGGTTTTACAGTTTTACCCTCGACACTACTCTGACTTCCTGAACCAGACAAAGACCCTTGACGGAAATGTGGGTTAGCATCTAAAAACTCTTTAACTCTATCGTCTATAGTTAATAGTTCTCCTTTTGTGTTATATCGTACATTAGAATTATTATCAACTATTTCTATTCTACCATCATCAGTATATTTAACTTCGTCTTTTAATAAAGATACGACTTGTTGTGCATTTATAGATTTTTCTCTATTAGCAACAGATAAGATTGAGTTATCTACTTTTTCTTTTTTAATCTGCATTTTATATCTGTTAAGTTCAGAGTCTTTTTCAGATAATCTTTCTTGCATGATCTTCTCAATATCTGCTTTAGATTTAGCTTCTTTTAATTGTTGTTCTTTTAAAAGTTCAGCTTTCTGGCTTTCTTCTTCTTGAAGTTTTTTCTCATACTTACTTTTCTCTGCTTCAAGTCTTGTTTTGATTATGTTATCTATTTGTTCTTGTGTAAAAGTTTTTTGTTCTGGTGTTTCTACTTTTACTTCTTCTTTAACTTCAGTTGCCACTTCTGGTGCAACATTTGTATTTTCTTCAGACATTGTTTCTCCTATTATATTATTAGTTCGCCTTTACTGTCATACCAATCAGGATTGACATAAGACCATTG